TCTTCAGTACCCAACAATTTTGGTTTTTGTGGTTTTGGAACCATGCTTTTTGTAAGCGCAGCATCTGAGGAAGCGTTCACTGTGTTTCTTAGGAGCTTTGTACCCGCAGCCAAGCCTGTCGTTGTCCCCACAAGGTTAGCGGCTTGACCAGCTGCCTTTATATTTCTTGCGGCGCGTGGATATTGCTTGCTAAACAAGTCAATGCTTTCTGGGATACCTTCACTTAAAGTTTTCCCAGTACCATCTGGAAGCTGACCAACAAAGTTAACAGCAGCTCCGATACCTTCTTTAACAAACTCAGGCGTGACTGTGCTAATTGCCTCAGCCACAGGATCCACAAATAGCTGTGAAGCCGTTGCCATAGTACCTTGGTATAAAGTTTCAGGCTTTGTCTGTTGTCCAGAAGCTCCCGCTTGACGAATGCCCTGAATTTCCTGTTCACGTCTAGCATAGTTTTCTTTTAAGCGGTCAGTAAAGCCTCCGGCCTCGACAAGTCTAGCACGGCTTCGCCAGTCCGAACCTTGCGTCGGTTGCTGCTGTACGGGTCTAGCTCTGGAACGCCAATCAGATGTTGACGCTGGTTGCGGCGCGGTTGTTGGCTTCGCAGGAGGTAGCGTTTGATATTGATTAACACCCTGACCTGAGGCTCTTTGTGCAAGAATAGCCTGTCGGCTTTCTTCCATTGGATCCATTGGGACAGGTCGAGATCTATTTCGCCAATCACTCATTGAGGTTGAAATCCTTCTGCAATTGCTGCTTGTAAGTCTGCGGGATCAATTTCCATGAAACTTCCAGTTTGAGGATCAAAGCCGCGGATCATACCGCTACCGCCTACTGGAGGAGGGCTCATAGGAGGTACAGGTTTTCCAGCTCTTCGAGCTAAGCTTTGTATTTCGGAATACTTAGACTCAATGAAAGCTTTAAGAACAGCATCTTTTTCCTCAGGAGATGCTTCAGGATCTCCCAAAGTAACTCTGAGTCTGTTACCTTCTTCAACAGTAAAGGCTGCACCAAACGTCTGACGCAGCAAAGGCAACACTTCATTGTCCACCGTGGAAATGTATTCTTTTCTAGCCACGGCTCCTTCAGGAACTTTGGCGCCAAGCTGTCTTGCAACAGAATCTACTGCTTGACCGCCTTTTGTATAAGTTGCTGTCTTACCCAAAGTGCTCAATTTGTTTACAACATTAATGAGGGAAGGTAACTGAGCTTCCATGGCTTGTAGTTTTGCATTACTAACGCCAAGCTCTGTACCTTCAACTTGAGCCGCGGCCTGATTACGTTTAAAATCTGGCATGTCTTCAGGCTTAGGAGTTACTGGAAAAGATGTAAGTGGAGGAGCTGCTGGGTTTGTAGGGTTTGGGAAAACTTTAGTACCACCAAGATCTACAACTGGATTTGCTCGCTTCATAGTTAAATACTCAGTTCTTTGTTCAGGAGAAAGACTATTATAATACTGCCATTCTTGAACGTTTGATGGCGATTCAGAAGAATTAAGAATACCGTAAACTTGACCAGCAGCAATAAGACCATTAACATTATTTCTCAACTCGTCAATACGACCACTGCGCAACATATCTGAAGCTGCGTCAGTTTCTTGTGTATCAACATTCTCACCAACACCCATACGTCCTAGTAAAGACTGCTTACGACGCATTAAAAGATTATTAGCGCCATCAAGATCATTATTATCTAGAAATGATTTAAGTTGAACAGCACCAGCAATTGTGCTTGACAATCTTGATTTTTCTCTGGCGTCTAGATTATCGTAATGCTGTCGTAAAATCTGCTGCGTGGACATTTCGTTTCGGAAGCTTTGATCAGTAGCTTGATTAATTGGAGTTGCTGTGTCAAGACCTTGAACAGAAAGTGAGATGTTTGGATTGGTCATGTTTATTTCCTTTAACGATAAATGACAGAACTGTTGCCGTATTGCCCACGCATATTATTCAGCGCAAGTAAAGTGTTGAGTTGGTTTTGGTAGCCGCTTGTATAAGCGTTCTGAGCACCTACTTGACCAGCTGCTCTGACCGCACCTTGCTGACCGTACATTCCGGCAACGCCACTTGCCGCTCCGGCACCAGTATCAACCTGACCCTGTAACCTTCTCACATCACTGTTAATAAGACCTGTACCAAGGTTTAAAAGTTCCTGCTGAAGAGCCTGAGCCGTACCACCTGAACCAACCTTACCAACAGCGGCGCGGTTAGCGAGTAGTCTGCGCTCAGCATCTGCTGCCAATGATGTGTAGAGCGGATTATTTCTGATGTATTCCGCAGGGTTGCTTTCAATGCTTCTGATACGGTCAGCGGCCTCAGAACCAAGTTGCGTATATGGGCGATTTTCAGCAATACCGCGATCAATAGCCGCAGCCTGAGTGTTTGCTGATTTTTCAGCTGTCCTTGCTTGCGATTGAGTCATGGCTTGATTACCCAAAGCAAGTAGCCAACGCGAAGGATCGTTGTTGTTATCTGAGCTTCCTGGAATACTAGCTCCAGGAACACTAGTGCTTTGAGTAAGTCCTGAAATAGTGTTTCTAATGGCGTTCATACCGCCGCCACTAGCAACTCCTCTGATGCCTGAACCGGCCAACGAAACTCCCGGAGGAGCCCAGTTAATAGTTTGACCAGGAGTATTCCAAAGAATACCACCAGCAGCTGGCGTACCCATAATATTACCTGCAGCACCTGCCCCCATGTATCCTGTAAGTGCTCCAAGAGCCGCACCTTTAATACCGCCACCACCTATAGCACCGCCTGCTGCACCACCAATCGCAGCTCCTACTGGCCCAAAAAATGAACCGGCAATAGGAAGCGCAACTTGTGCGATAGTTTTTACAGCATTACTCATTGAGTGCTCCTTTTATATTGATACATGTGAATTTCACCTACGATCGGCATGTTTTCTAGATAACCAACTTTCCTAAGAACGCCTTTCTTAGCAAAGTGTTCAAAGAATTTAATTTGATCTTTTTGAACGGTTAAAAGTATTTCTCTGGATTGAGCTAAGAAGTTCATAGCCCATTTAAAGTTGACAACCCTATTGGCTGGCGTTGTCCAAGGAAACCAAGTTACGTGCGGCTCCGCAACGTGTTCTGTTCCGGCAAGATCTAAAACACAAGCTGGTCCAAAACCATATTTCGTGTTCCCGTAACCAACAAACCTTTCGCTTACAACCACTGGAGTAAAGTCAATGCCGGAAAGAGCCGCAGCGTAAAGTATAGTTGAATGTTTTTCAAAGCTGTAAAGTTCTAAACTATGCACCAACGATGTACGAGCTAATCGCACCCTCCCAAGTCACGTCGTTATTGACTGCCCCTTCAACGGTAACCACTGCATCCGACCCCAAAGTCGAAAAGCCAACGTTCCAAGATCCTTGATCTTCGCCGCCGTATAAGTTTGGAGTGGCAATTCCTGTAAGTACGCCAGCGACGTTCTTATAGGCTCCTGTAAGGACGTAAAACGCGCTATCTCCAGCCGCTCCAGCACTTCCCCCAGTTCTACGAGCTACAATCATAGCTTGGATCATAACCGTTTTACCATCGGGAACTGGAACCCGCACCAAACCCGTTGTGGCTGCGTCCGTTGTTGTTATCTTTGCTGTGGTCTTAATGCTATAGACGTTTGTCCAAAGCTGATAGATTGTAGTCACTAAGGACGAAAAGAAAGCGTTCTTAAGCTTATCCGTCGCAAACTCAGCAGGGATTTGGAGTGGAGGTGGTCTAAGACTGATTGTCATATGCAAATATCCATGTCAATGCTAGCGCTGAAAATTGCCCAATATATTGGATCACTTACACGCAGACGGATAACTAAATTTTTATAGCGACCAAGGCCAGTTGTCATCACGGTTACGCGTTCACCAAGTTTACCACAACGCAAGAACCTTTCCGTCCCAAAAGTTTTGCCGTTGTCTTTTGAGAACGAAATAGCTATTAGTGGGTCAGAGCCTTGACCAGAAACAAGACCAACGCCCGTCTCAAGGTTTAATTCCATACTCACAAGCTCGAACTCTTTATTTGGCACTCCAAATATTTCACTGTGGATAACTGCACTATCTCTTGTCCGGATAATAGCATTACCGTTGTCGGTATAAGTTTCTGAAGCAAGTTCATATATGTTTGCAGAGGCGTAGTCTGCCACCAAAACTTTACCAAAAACTGTTACAGAGCTGTTGGCTATTGCGCGACCTTGCGTTCCAGCACCCCATTGGAACCACTCACCACCGACAGGATAGACCCATGTAATATTTTCAGTAGGGAACGTGAGCTTGTAAAACCACTGACCCTGAAGTTGAAACGTAAAGCCAATAGCGTCTGACTTATTTGTGTATTTAGCAATTATCGCTGTAAGTTCTGGAGTAGAAATTGGCACACTTACAGCGGATGTTCCGCCCGTGATACTATGAACTTGATTATCCGAACCTAGTATAAACACATAGTCAGGTGTTTCAGCAACTGAGTGAATAGCTCCGACGCCTATGTTAAGCACACCGCCTTGAATTTTATCGAATGGAGGATTGCCGGTGCCGGAGTTCCACCACAGTTCTATTGTTTCACGTCCCATCAGATACAAAGTATCTCGGTAAGTGTACACTCTCAGCAGATCGTCAGAGTTGCTTTCTGCAGAGGCGTTGTTCAATCCGTTAATCGTTCCTGGAAGACCTACGTCAGAAACGTCAAATCCTTGACCAGTTCCGGCATCGTAAATAGCTTGGCTGTTTAACACTGCTACACTATTTGGTGTGCCAAGATTGGGGCTGGTGTTTTGAACTAGAGTTGTTCCATTCCATATATAGACTAAACCAGCGCCATTTGTTATTACTACCTGAGAACCAACAGCAGCAAAAATGCAACGACCTGATCCTGGAATTGTACCACGATCGGTGTGCGTTCCATCAGAGGCCACAGTGAAGAGCGAAGTGCCACTGACTTTATACAGAATTCCTTGATTGACAAACATCCCACGGTCAGCTCCTCCTGAGCGAGTAACAAAAGGCTTAAGTCCGTAGAACGGAACAAGCACATAAGGACTACGCGCTTTTTGATTTGGCTGCTGAATTTGCGGCCAAAAGTTGCGCGTCACCTGCTTCGAGAGATCCCTCGATTTATGCTGGTAGTCGCCACCTGTTAAATTTAAACTGACCCGCATTAAAACCCAGCGTCACTGTCTCTTGAGGTGTATTCTGGAACAGCAAGTTCGGCAAGGTTAGCCATCGCTACACTTCCGTTTGGACCTGCGTCTTCTTTAATTCTAAGATACCGGCTTTCGGGTACGCTATAACTTACCAGAAGTTTCTCGCACATCATTTGTACAAAGTAAGGGACTAGCTTATTTGGAACATCTGCAGTGACGACCCAAGTAGCTAGTCCCTTTTCTTTCAGGCGTTCATATGTCTCGTCGAAAGTCGCGTCAATGCGAGCTTGGTCTTGAGCTTCTGGCGCTTGACCAATCGGTATGATGTAAAGTTCTTCAGCTACGCGTTGACGGATTTCGGCTTTAGTGGACATAGATTACTCTCCTAGATGCTTCTTTGTGTATTTTGCATTGAGGATCTGATCTTCAGCGCGGCGACGTTCAAAAGCTGCCTTACCTTCTTGATCAATTTTATGGAGAACTTCTTGATCGACTTTACCTTCAAAGAACGTAGCCATTCCTGGAAGCTTCATCAGAAGTTCTGTGTCTGTGACAAGTGTCAATTCGCCGCGAACAAATTTTTGCTTACCCATTAAAGTGATAACATATGGAGAATCAGCACCAGCGCCAATGTACGTAAAGTATCTACCTTTTGGTTGTGGAACTTGAATTTCTTCGATGTCTTCTACCGAATCTTCAACTTCCAGGATTTCGATTTCTTCATCATCTTGTTCTACGTGGTTACGATTTTTTCTGCTCATAGCTTGTTTTTCCTGAGAATGTTAGGGTTAAAAGAAATAGCCAGCCCAGATAGGGAACTGAGCTGGCTACGTAGTAATCTTAGTCAACGGTAACGGCAAACTCAACCAAAAGATCTGAGGATGAGTTCAGTGTAGCACCGCCAGTTGTGCCGTACACGTCAATTTGACCACCTGGATCGGACGACAGACCAGCGATCTCCCACAACATACGACCAGCGTTTGCTGCTCCTGGAATGCTTACACGACCAGCTGTAGCAATCGAAGTTGCTGCCAACAATGCGGCTGGTACTGGAGCTCCAAAGTTATTATTTACTGAAGCTAGTCCAAGGGCAAGAGTTGTAGAAGCAGCATTAGCACTATTTTGCAAAGCTGAAATGCCGTGTAAACGAGTGTTAGAGTCAAATCGGCCAAAGAAGATAGTCGAAGCTACAACCAACGCTCCTGGGTTACGATAAGAACTAATCACTTTTAGATTTGGACCATCTCCTTTGTTCGGTACAGCGTCGAATGCTGCACGTCTACGAGTGGCCAATTGAGTATAATTTACGTCAACCATTTAAGTACTCCTTATATTTGTTAAGAGAAGAGAGCCTGAGTTGTTACACCCAGGCTCAATTCATTAGGCGTCAACAGCCGCAGAATGGAACGAAGTAACCATGCCGTGCTGTTTGTTGTTGAAGAAGATCTTCTTGATGTCATGCTTAGCTGTGATACCAACACCGTTCAGATGTTCGTAGTCATCTTCGTTACGTAGTTTGAACGAAGCATCCTTACCACGACCAAAGCAAACAGCTTGAGCTCCGCACAAGAAGCCGATACCAACGCGAGAGCCAGAAGCGCCAGCAGTTCTCAAGTTGTCAGCTGCCGCGTTCGCACCCCAGACTCCATCCCAAAGACCGCCGCCAGAAGCGTTGTCAATGAACTTGTCAAGATCAGGAACTTCTTTGATGATAACGCTATCCCACAAAAGATCACCACCACCGAAGAGAGGGTTATCTTTGAAGTCTTTTTCACGTGGGCGAGCATCTTTGTTAGCTGCTACGATAGTAGCATCAGCTCTCAGGTCGCGGAAAGCAAAGCTACCTAAGAACAGAACATACCAAGGTTCATCTTCGTTAACCATGACAGGGCGAATAAGAGGATTTGCTTGCATAGCCATACGCTTCAGCTGAGACACCATCAAAGCACTCATCTTATCGTTAGTTGTATCGATCGTTGCGAGTGAGGTTGTATGGTCACCAGACGTGGTGTTTGAACGTGCAATACCGTACAAGATACGATCGACGTTCGCGGCTTGCCAAGTGTCAAAGTTAGCAGCGGAAGCAGCTGCAGAACCTTTGGCACCCGAAGCTTCTGTTCCACCATAGTTACGGTAGGTTCCATCAGCTTGAATTGCACCCATTGCCTGAATAATCTGGTCACGCTTCAATTCCATGATCCAGTTTTGCAGAGCAGGGCGAGCTTCTTGGTACAGATCAAACTCGGACTTTTCCTTTTCTTCGTTGTCGATCAAGACACCGTTACGAAGATGAGTAGGTTCAAAGGTAAAGTCAAAGTTGCTCAACGACTCTTCGTTACCAACGAGGGAAGTTGAACCACGAACACCAGCACTTGACAGTTTACCGATCAAAGGGATCGATTTGCGGCGAATGTTTTTGTTCGTTTGGATGATGGCGTTTTCAGTAGCACCGATATACGGGCCAAAGCGACCATCGCGAACGTAAACGCGATTTACCTTTGCCTGAAAATCAGTGACTCTATTGCCAGCTGAGATAGATGAGAGTGACATTTTCTATTTCCTTTTTACTGTTAAAGAGCACCTTTAAACAGATCATCTTCAGTATCCGTATCATTGGACTTCCGAACATTCCTGTTTGGAGATGCATTTGTTGTACGATTTAGGTTTGGTACCCTTAACGTAACATTTTCTTGGGGCTTCTTTACAAGTTGCGTTGCTGTCGTTGTCTGCGCAGGCTGAGCTGTCTTTGATTTCTTCCATTCTTGGAATTGCTTCCAGTCATCGGAATTTTTCATCTCAGAAAGTTCCCTGATTTCTTTATCCTTCTTTGCCAAATCGTAAGCCATCTTTGCTGGGAGTTTGTGATTTCCAACAATAGTATTGAGTTCAGGATTGGACTTAGCCATTTCTTGAAAGTGCTCAATCATATCATCGTAGTCCGCAAAAGCCTCGCTCATAATAGCTTTAGAAGTTTCAATCCGGATATGTCTATCGTATCCATCAGGATCAGTAGCTCGATCCGGAACAGGTACGGCAGAAAGTTCAGCAAGTTTCCGTTCAGCAGCTTCCCATTTTGAAGTTACATCTTTAAGGGCCGCTTTAAAACGAGTTTCCGGTATCATTTTTTCTTGTACCGTAGTGTCTCCATCGGCGGCTGGCGACTCCGCATCTTGTTCGCCCTGTTGTTCTGAACCTTTGGTTCCCTCGGTCTCGGCTTTGAGTTCCGTACTTTGGTCATCGGCCGCCTCTTCTGTTGTTATTTCAGCTTCTGAGGTTGTGGTAGGTTCATCATTGAAGACATCATCGTTTTGTTTTGTATCAGACATGCTAGTTTCTCCTCGCCCGATATAAGCGGCGTCCTTATTTCGCCCGATCCTCGGCGGCAGGTTGCACGATATGTGCCGTAGTGCCTGTCTAGCGGCGACCTAAACTATTACGCCCGAATAGTGTAAAGTTTAAAATACTTAAACGTTCAGAGCGTCAATCTGCGCTTGTTTTTCGGCTATTTGGCGCGTGACTCTTAAAACCAACAAAGCGTTTCTAGCTTCAAGATTTGTCTTTGCCGTCGTCAATTGCAAAAGTTCTGCTTGTAGAATTTCTAAATCGTTCATGGTTATTCTCCTTTAAATGAATGACAGGCGAACCCAATTCGCTCCGTCTGATTGGACTGTGATTGTGCTGTATTGTGAAGCAAGTGAACGTGTTGTAGTTCCGTCAATAGTTTGGCTAGAGGTTGTAGCCACGGTAACGGCATTAGCCGATGAGTCTGTTTTTTTAATCACGTAAATTCTACCGGTTGCGCCTATCGCTGTCGGTAGCGTTATTGTTCTGGCTGCGCCCGAAGCATTGACCAAAATTGTATGATCTCCCACGCCTGCTGTGATGCTCGTGCTTGTAGATAAAACTCTCGTGCCAAATGAGCCCGCTGTGTGAAGTGTAGCACCAGAGCTATTTGTGGAACCTCCAGCAATAATACGGCCCGCTGCGTCAATACGCGCAACTACTGACGATACGACTAGGAATTGTGCAAGATCCGCTGTTTGACCGGATGCACCAATCACTACAAGCGGGTTTGCATTAATGTCCTGTGTGGATCCCAATACTTGTGGGGCCCGTATGGACATATCAAACAACCATTCTCCGTCACCGCAAGTGATTGTTTGCAGAAAAGTGGTTGAAGGTGAGAATAGAGAAATTGAATCCCCACCCGGTCCTATCCTGAAAATATCTGAATCAAGGATATAATCGTAAACCTGAAAAAGTGGCTGTCCTCTTGTGATACCAGAATTAATTTCTCCGTAAAACAACGGCACGTCTGCGGT